AATAGGAGAATAGGATATGGCTATTTCACGTTCCCAACTCCTAAAAGAGCTAGAGCCGGGACTAAACGCCTTGTTCGGTTTGGAGTATGATCGTTATGATGATGAGCAAGCAGAAATTTTCGATGAGGAAAGTTCTGATCGTGCTTTTGAAGAAGAGGTAATGTTGTCTGGTTTCGGCCAAGCTCCGGTAAAAGGAGAAGGCGCAGCAGTAACTTATGATACTGCTAACGAAGCATTTACGGCACGTTACACAATGGAAACTATTGCATTGGCTTTTGCTATTACGGAAGAAGCGGTGGAAGATAATCTTTATGATCGTCTTTCTACTCGTTATACCCGAGCATTGGCACGTTCAATGGCAAACACTAAGCAAGTTAAGGCTGCGAATGTACTAAACAACGCTTTTAACAGCTCCTTTCCTATAGGTGATGGTGTTGAGCTTTGCTCTTTGCTTCACCCAACGGTAGGTGGTGGTAATTTAGCTAATGAGTTAGTCACTGCGGCAGATCTTAACGAAACGTCAATGGAACAATCTCTTATAGATATTTCCGGCTTTATTGACGAGCGTGGCCTAAAAATTGCATTGCGGGGGATGAAGTTAATTATTCCTCCACAACTTCAATTTGTGGCTGAGCGTTTATTGGCTTCAAACCTACGTCCGGGAACTGCGGATAATGACATAAATGCTACTAAGAGCATGGGTATGTTGCCAGATGGCTATGTGGTTAATCACTTTTTGAATGATGCCGATGCGTTTTTCATTAAAACAGATTGTCCTAATGGCTTTAAGCATTTTGTACGAACTCCTATCAAAACCACTATGGAAGGTGATTTTGAAACTGGTAATGTTCGCTACAAAGCTAGAGAAAGATATACTTTTGGTGTATCTGACCCTAGATGTGTTTTCGGTTCTCCGGGAGCATAATCTTAAAAAGTAATTAAGAAGGGCGGCAATCTTGTCGCCCTTTTTTTATTTATGTATACTGCAAAAGTCACTGACTATCTCATCCCGAGATAGACACTAGCCACGACAGGAGACACTTACATGGCTACTCATTTTAAAGGTCCAATTCTTTATTCCGCTGCTCGTAAAGGGCTTGAAAATCTGCAAGTTGGGGTTTGGCCCGATCAGGCGGTTTTCCTAGATGATTTCACCGGCATAGCCCTAGATGCTACCAATGACTGGACGGTGCTAAAAGATACCAGTGCGACAGTTGCTATTTCAGCAGATGTGGCTACAGGTGTTCTTGCTCTTACTTCGCAAGCTACTACTGATAATGATGGGGCTTCCATTCAAGCCAATGAAATTTGGCAGTTACCCACCGTGGTGGGAGAAAAGCTCTATTTTGAATCCCGTTTTTATATTGCTACTACAAGTGGCGATAGTGTAGGACAAATGGACGTTTGGGTAGGGCTTTGTGAAAACTTTGCAACTCACCCAGAAAATGCTTTTTTAGCGGCTAACCGAATAGGTTTTCAATTAGATGATGGCTCTTCTCTTACTCGCTTAATCAGTGAGTCAGGTGGAACAGAGACAGAAACCGAATTGGCTGCTGCCTATAACCTGACTGATAACCTTTACGTCACCCTCGGTTTTATAGCTACCAAAGGTACATCCACTGATACGGTAGCTTATTACCTTAATCGTAGTTTGGTAGGCACTCATACTACCAATATCCCCACCGCCTTAATGACCACAGCAATGGTTGAAATTTCAGGGGATGCTACAGGTACTAAGAGCATGGGTGTTGATTACATAGTGGCTGCGGTTGATCGTGGAGTTAGCTATTAATGGTAGCGCCGCGAAAGCGAGCGAGAACCAAAAAGGGGGAATTTAGAGGGGATAACCCCTCTACCCCCAACATTAATGAAGCTTGGGAGGAAACACCCGTGGCTAAAAAAGCCCCCGCTAAAGAAACAACTGCTAAGAAAGACCCTGTTAAAAAAAGTAAGGTTGTACTCCCTCCTCCTTGGAGTGCGTTGTATAAAGCAATGATCATTCGTGGCGAAATTAAGGAGTAATTTATGGCAGGTTCAGATGTCCAGAGTACCTTTATAACGGCAGATACTGTTGCTTTGGATGCCAATGGTATCAGCACTTCTGCAACATTAGGTAGTGGAGGAACACTCACTATAAATGGAGCTTTACACTCTGGTGGTACAGTGACGTTGAGTAGTGGAAGGCAGGTGACTGTTACCTCCGCAGGTAATGACACAGGCATAACTTTTACTGTTACCGGCACTGATGTAAATGCTGCGGCCCAAACGGAAGTTTTAACTGGAGCCAGTGGTGCAGCGGCTACCAGCACTAAGTATTTTCTAACGATTACTGAGATTGCTAATAGTGGTGCTAGTGCGGGTGCTGTAGAAGCGGGAATAAATTCCCTTGCTGCTGATGTAATTTTTGCCGGAAGAATGCGTCTACGCGCTATTTGGGTAAAAGATTCAGCTTCAGCGGGAACCCTTGAGTTCAGGCAGGAAAGTGCGGCAGGAACAGCGAACTTAAAATTCGATACTATTGCCGTTTCTACTTGGGCGTTTAGGGATAATGATATCCCCGATGAAGGGATATTGTTTGTAGATGGTGGCTATGTGCAGTACACCGTCGCAACTTTTGATACTTTAACAGCATTTTATAACTAATCCTTTTATTAGGAGGTATTCATGCCTTTAGTTGATGGTAAGCATTATCCCTACACCCAACAAGGGAGAGCGGCTGCGAGAAAAGCTCAGGAAAATCAAAGAGTTAGAATGGTTAAGGGCGGTTTGGCTAAAAGAGAAGAAGAGTCTAGCTCTATTGATAAGGCTTTTAGGAAAATGGATAAGCCCGCTAGTGAAGGAGGAACCGGAGGAACTTTTACGGCAGCAGCCACAAAAGCAGGGTTCCCAGACTCAAAAACAGGACGAACAGAGTTTGCTAATAAAGTTTTGAATGACCCTAAAGCGTCAACCAAAATGAAGCGTAAAGCTAATTTTTACAAAAACGTCATTGTCTGAGGGCAACATTATGAGAAAACAAGGATATAACGCAAGATTAGATGATTCAATGGGCGGTAGAAGCGGTAAAAAATCCCAGTCCGAAACATCCCGCAGGAATGAAAGCGAAGGAATGGAGCGTTCTAGCGGATGTAGGAAATTTGCGGGCGCAGGGACAATGGACAAAGGCCGACGTAAAATGAATACGGGTGGTATGGTTACTATGAAGTCAAGTAACACTACTGTTAGAGGTCCATACGGAAGCACCGCGACTTCTAAAAACACTAATATGCATAAGCTAAATGCTATGGGTAAATTAAAGTCATAATGTTTCACGTGAAACATTGGGGGATACATGGCTACTTCGGGTTCTACTGATTTCGAGTTAGATGTTACTGACTACATTGAAGAAGCCTTTGAAAGATGCGGTTTAGAAGTCCGAACAGGTCATGACTTAAAAACAGCAAAAAGGTCGTTGAATATAGTTCTAGCTGACTGGGCTAATCGAGGGTTAAATCGGTGGACGATCCGTACAACTAGCACAACACTGTCTCAAGGAATTGCTGATTACCCCGCCGGAACTTTAACTTTATCTGTACTCTCCTCTGCTAATTTTACGCTTTCTGAAACAATAACAGGAACACTTAGCGGAGCCACAGCCAGTATAACGAGTTTACCAACAGCTACTTCTATCGCTATAACTGTTCCAGTAGGAATTTTTCAGAACTCTGAAACAATAACCGGATCAACCAGTGGAACAGTAACTACTTCTACTGCGGTAGTGGATTTTAGCGATGTCAACGCCACGATTGATCTATTGAGTGCTGTGTTAAGAACAGATGTCGGTACAACTAATCAGGCGGATATTACCGTAGGAAGAGTCAGTAGAGATCAATACTTAACGACACCTTCTAAAAACACCCAAGCTAGACCAAGCCAATATTATGTCGACCGTCAAATAACCCCGATTATAAAAATCTGGCCTGTGCCTGACTCAGTTCAACTGTATACCCTTGTTTATGATCGTTTATATAGAATACAAGATGCCGATTCACCGGACAATACATTAGAAGTACCTTTCCGTTTTTATCCTTGTTTGGCGGCAGGTTTAGCTTACTACCTAGCCTTAAAACGAGCACCAGACAGAGTTGGTTTATTAAAGCAAGCGTATGAAGAAGAATTTGATAGAGCAGCAACCGAAGACAGAGACAGAGCGAATTTGTCCTTAACACCCACTAGGGATTTTTACTATATAAATTAAGGATTTTTAATGGCTTTGTACGCAACAGGTATTTTTTCAGAAGCTATTTGTGACCGATGTGGTCAGAGATACAAATACCTTGACCTTAAAAAAGAATGGACAGGGTTTAAAGTGTGTCCGGAATGTTATGAACCAAAAGCACCACAGCTTTATCCTTTACCTGCTATCAGTGAACCACAAGCGTTATATGAACCACGACCAGATATAAGAGCATCTATGACTGTTCAAGTGGGACAGAATATTTTTCCTCCTTTGGAAAACAGCAGCCTTCAAGGAATAACTTCTGTGGGAACTGTAACGGTGACAACGACATAATGGCTTATACTTACGCGGAACTTAAAACAGCTATTAAAGACTATACACAAAATACGGAAACGTCTTTTGTTACTAATCTTCCTCTCTTTATTCGATCTGCTGAAGAGCGGATTCTTAAAAATGTTCAATTAAGTTTATTTAGAAAGAACTCTGCGGGAAATGTCACAAAAGGTGATGAATATTTAACAATGCCGGTAGACTTTTTAGCTCCTTTTTCTTTGTCTTATACAGATACGGTTACTAATGAAAAAACTTTTTTAGAATTTAAAGATGTCAGTTTTGTTCAATCTTTTAACCCTGATAGTGCTACAGAAGGTGATCCAAGATTTTATGCTGTTTTTGATGTAGACGCTTTTATTATTTCTCCCACCCCAAGTGGTAACTATGCTGTAGAGCTTCACTATTTTTATAGACCGGATAGCCTAACAGCGGGTTCAGAAAGCGGCACAACATGGTTAAGTAAGAATGCAGAATTAACCTTGTTTTATGGTTGTTTGATAGAGGCTTATGTTTATATGAAAGGAGATCCACAACTTATGCAAGACTATGAAAAGCGTTTTGCGGAAGCAATAACAGGATTGAAACAATTTGGTGAGTCTAAAGAAGTAACAAATGAATATCGAACAGGATTGTTTATAAGGCCACGTACATAATGCTTACACCAGAATTAGGAATGTCTAACGATTTCAAAGTAGAAGTCGCTACAACCCAAAACAGAGGTTTTACCCCCGAAGAAATAGCACATCGTTGTGCAGACCGTATTATTGCTATTTCAGACAGAGCAGACCCTGTTTTGCAGCAACAGGCTTACGCCTTTAAAAATGAAATGGAAAGGGTTATTGCCGACTATATGCGGCAAGCCATTTCCAGCGATAGAACCACCGTTTATAATGCTTTATTAGAGGCGGGAAACCCTGAACTAGCGGAATTAATTAGGAGATTATGACATGGCTTTTACTGGAAATTTTATGTGTACTAGCTTTAAGCAAGAGCTATTACAAGGTGTTCACAATTTAACACTCGGAACTGGCAACGCTTTTAAAATGGCGCTGTACACTAACAGTGCCTCTTTTACGGCGGCAACTACAGCGTATACAACAGGCAATGAAGTGACTGGCACAGGATATACAGCGGGTGGTGACGCTCTTACTAATGTAACACCGACTAATACCGGCACAACGGCGTTTGCTGAGTTTGGCGACCTGACATGGTCGACCTCTACTATTACTGCTCGGGGTGCGTTGATTTATAACGACACCGCAGCGGGGGACCCTACATTAGTTGTATTAGATTTTGGTTCGGACAAGTCCTCCAGTGCAGGTGATTTCTCGGTAGTAATGCCTACTTATAATGCAACTTCGGCGTTGATTAGGATTGCTTAGTGACCGACGTCACTGTCGGCCTCGAAGGCTGGGGAGTTGATACTTGGAACTCTGGTTCGTGGGGATACACTAGCGCAGGACAACAGGCTACAGGTTCGGTCGGTTCAGTGGTGGTTGCGGGCGAAGGGATT